TTACAGACAGCATAATAAAGCGCACGGTCAATACCAGATCCTTGCATATACACTTGCATTTGAATGTAGTGCATCGGCTTAGACTTTTCTACGCCATGTTTGACTAGATCATCAAACGATTTTAAAGAGTGTGTCTTGGCCTCTAAAATGTGTTTTTTGCTTGGTGCTTCTGGTACGCCAGAAAATATAATGCCATCAAGCGATCCAGATACATGACATCCAAAATCAACACGCGATTGATGCTCAGATGTATTGCCAATATGAATGCCAATAGATCTTAAATCTGACACAATAGTGGATTCTTCTAAATGTCCGCGTCTAAACAATCTTAACAGTCTACCTTCAAATTCTTCTTGCACTGCCCATCTAAATGATAGCCATAGCCATCGGTCACAAGAATGACCAAGCATAGATCCGCCCATGTGTGGTCTTGGCTTTTCTTTTCTGTCTTGATGCGCTTTATCTACTAGCACGGATATAGAGTGATTTGATTCTGGAATTAACATAAATACTCCGAAGAAAAAGGGCGTGTGTTAAACGCCCTTATTTTGTTACTTACTTAGTTGCCCAAGGTGGTGGTGCTTTGCCATCTGCTGGTGGTATTGATGTTGCCTTTGGCGCAAGTGCAATGCCATTGCCAGATGTTTTAAACCCATTTACGCTGTTTGATGCTTCATAATTGCCATTAGCTGGCGTGATTTTAATTTTGATAGACAATGTGCCACCAATCAATTGGTCGGTATCTGATACCTTTGTTAACCCAATTGCTCTCATGATTTCACCAAGCTGTTGACGACCAATTTCTTCTGCTTGAGGATTTGGATTTTTAATGTTAATCATGCCAAATACAATGCGTCCTTGATGTGTTGGACCAACAATAGTGTATTTAACATTAATATACTGACCATTACCTGCTTTGGTCGTTTTTATTTCAGCACCAGAAATAGTTGCTGTGTACCAACCTTCTGGTACTAATTCATAACTATTAGTTGATACTGGTAAATCTTCTACGCTAAATGTTTGTTCTAAAAATGCCATGACTTATTCCTCAATTGTGATTTTATATGATGGTCTACCGGGTTTTGATGTAACAGCACCGAGTAAAATATTTGTAATTTCTGGTGAACATTTTTTCCACGCTGTCATGTTAATAGCAGGTGTCCATCTAAATAAAGCCGATAGATGCTCAGATAATCCATTTTCTGCTGCAATTTCTTGCACCATTTCTGCATTCACTTTTCTGTCAATGCGACCAGTAACTTTGATTACAAGGTTACCAATTTTTTTTGTTTCAACGCCTTCGAGCGTTTCTTGTATTTTGATCAAAGAAGATATTTGATCCTCAATTAGTCTACGTTCTGACACAACGTATTCTTCTTGTACTTTAAGTTCTAACCAGCGGTTAGATAATTCGGTGATGTTCATTTTGCACCGCCAATTTCTTTGATGATTGCGCCTAAGTCTGGTTGCTCCCATGCTTGAAGTTTGCCGGATCTGTCTTTTGCCATCCATAGTCCATCGCTATCACACATCAATGCGCGTTGAGCAACACCGTCAGCATCTTTCTCAACGCGAAGTGCCAACACTAAATCAAAAAAGTATGGCAATGTTTGACCTAACTTAGCACCTGGCATTGATGGCGCGTACATCATTCGACCAGTTTCGTCTTGTGACTTTTCAACCTTGGCGGTCATTAAAACATTTTTACCTGGAAGATCACGAAATGCGCGAATTAATGCGGTCATCTGCGTAGCCATCTCGCCATAAGCAGCGCGGCCATCTTTATTCACAGATTTTTCATGATTTAGAACGACTTCACCAATCTCAGATAAACTATCTAAGATAACGGAATCAAACTGACTGCCTTCTGGTGTTAACAACCAAGAATATATCTCAGTTATATCCGCCATGTTTGATACTTCAACATAGGGTATGTTGCTGTCTTTAATTGACAATAAACCACCTTCCGCACTTATAATCACGGGATTTGGCATTGTCGTTGACAACGTAGTTTTGCCAACGCCAGCATGTCCGTACACTAAAACTTTAACGCCATTGGTGTGTACATCAGACGTGTTTTTTAAATTAATAGCCATTGTTTTTCTCCTGTTTTGAGCTGGTTGGAGGAATTCCGGTTAGCTCTTGAGAAAAGATTTTAAACATTTTAATATTAAATGTCAACAATAAAATATTATTTATGATATTCTATTTCAAAAATTAACCACCAACAGGAATAAAAAAAATGATGAAGTTAGATGAAATAAGAGAATTATTAAAAGATCGCAGAGTATCTATGATTGCAGAAGCAACAGGCATTCATTTCAATACCATTAGAGAGATTAGAGATAATGAAAATGCTAATCCGACTTATAAAGTCATGACAAAATTAACTGATTACTTGGAAAGCAACAATGGCAGATCTAACTAATATTTTTAATGGGAGTTTTTATCCGCCAGTGGAATCGGTGCCAGAGTCGCCAGAGTCGCAATTAGTTAATGCGATGCGTGATGTTGGCATTGATCCACCATCTACTATTTATATGGATGGAAAGATTCATCGATTTAGAACAGGATCAAAAGGATCATCGGGTGCTGGAGATAAAACAGGATGGTACATTTGTTATGGCGATGGTACACCGGCAGGTAGGTTTGGTGATTGGCGAGCTGGCATTGAAATGTCATTTCGTGCAGACATTGGGCGAAAGTTTACTGCCGCAGAAGAAATGGCACACTCGCGCAGAATGTCTGAAGCTAAAGTTGCTCGTGATGCTGAACTTGCAAAACAACATGAAGTTACTGAGGATGTAGTATCAAAGATATGGTCAGATTGCACGCCCGCAAACAAAGAACATCCTTACTTAAAAAAGAAAGGCATCTGCGTTCATGGTGCAAGAGTCACTGGTGATGGACGGCTTGTTGTTCCATTGCTAAACAAAGATGGCACCTTATCAACGCTTCAATACATTTCAACAGATGGCGGTAAGCTCTATCATAAAGGTGGTGCAACTAGCGGGAAGTTTTGGTCAATTGGAAACGCTGAAAATCCTAAAACCATTTTTATTGCAGAAGGCTTTGCCACAGCCGCTACCATTCATGAAGCAACAGGCAGTATTTGTATCGTTGCTTACTCCGCATCAAACATTGTTCCAGTGACAGGCATCATGAGAGAAACCTATGGCGCAACACAGGACATTGTCATTGTGGCTGACAACGATTCATCTGGTGTTGGTATGCGCTACGCAGAGCAGGCATCAGCAAAACATGGCGCAAGAATAGTTTCGCCACCAGAACTTGGTGACGCAAATGATTTCGTTACCAACGGTGGTGACTTGCTGAGTTTACTTATGCCACCAAAAGATAATTGGTTAGTACCTGCTGATGATTTAAGCACGCAACCTTCACCAATAAAGTGGCTAATTAAAGGCTGGATACAAGAAGAAGCATTAATCATGATTCATGGCCCGTCTGGTGGTGGTAAAACATTCATGGTACTCGATCAGTGCCTTCGCATTGCATCGGGCGGTGGTGAGTGGATGGGACATAAAGTGAAGGCTGGCTCAGTGGGTTACTTTGCTGGTGAGGGTCATCATGGTCTTCGTGGTCGCATCGCTGCTTGGAAACAAAAGAATCAAATTAGTAAATTAAATATGTGGGTATCAAAGTCGGGGTGCGATCTTAACACGCCATCGGGTTATCAACGTGTGCGTGAAGCACTGCTCAGTCTTAATGAGCGACCAAGCCTTATTGTTTTTGATACGTTGCATCGTTTCCTTCTTGGTGACGAGAACTCAGCGCAAGACACAAAAAGCATGCTAGATGCGTGCGCTGCATTGATGATGGAGTTTGGTTGCACTGTTGTTTTAGTACATCACACTGGTGTGTCTGCTGAAAATCAACATAGGGCGCGTGGATCGTCTGCATGGCGTGGCGCACTCGATATTGAAATTAGTGTTGCGCCTGGTGATGAAAACAAGCCAATGCAAATATCACAAAAGAAATCAAAAGATGCTGAGTTAACATTAGATGTTTATGCAACGCTTGAAAAGATTGCTATCACAGGTTGGATTGATGAAGACGGTGATCAAGTGTACAGCGCGGTGTTATCACCCACTGATGCACCTGTGGCAATCAAAAAAGATTCAAAGTTAGATTCACACAGAAAGTTATTTGAAAAGGTTTGGTTTGCAACAGGAACAGAAGTCAGAGAGGAAATGCCTTATATTAGCCGATCAGCATTTATGGCAAAACTTGATGCAGACGGTTGGGCAAAGCGCACAGCAGAGAATGCTTTAAAACCATCTACAACAAATGGCTTTGTAAATCTGATGGAAGGCGGTGACGTGATAAAACCATTTGAACATGGCTGGATCATGATTGATCAAGTTAATGCATCAGCACTCATTATGATGAAAAATGAGAAATAATGGAACGCCCAAAACGCCCTAGGGCGGTATTTTAATTAGGGCGGGCGTTTTGACAAAAACAGCATAAATAACGCCCGCCCACGCCCTACTCTCTTTAGGAGTAGGGCGGTAGGGCGTTTATGTTGTGCGAACTTTTAAGCGTAATAAATTTTTAAAATGATGTATAATATGTGCAGGTTGTGAAAGACCTGTTAATGATGAATGATTAAACAAAACCGAATTTATAATCTGAGCCGCTATCATTCACGGCAACTTTCACCAGATTAGAAAGACGGTTTTTTTTATGGGGAAAGATAATGGATCTTAGAGATATTTTTGCGGCACATGCGATGGAAGGATTATTGGCAGGTAGGGAATATGTGGCGATTGAAAGCGTTTCAAATCTTGCATATATTATTGCAGATAGTATGATGATTCAAAGAGCATCACCAGAGAATCCAGAAGACGATGAATAAGTTTATGCCCACCACAAGCCAGTATTTTTATTTTTGGCGATTTATCAATGGCTGGTTTGTGGCTTGGGTTTAGTTATGTTGACAGCTTGGAAAGACAAGCACTATCACTAATCAACTTTACGAAGAATTGACAACCTTGGCTGGCAAGAATCCAAACGTGAACCAGAAAGGATTGGCGATGTTGGAATCGACCAATCGGGTTGGCTCAAGACGCAGGTAGAATACGGTGTACAACGTATCGAAATGTATAAGTAAGAGAGTTGATTATTGATAGTACGCGCATAACAGTGCACCTGTAATGGCCAGACGCTCAGAAATAGGAGACTTGGGATTGCTTGAAAGTACAGCGACGAATACTGAGATTACTATCAACCAAAAACACGGCCACCACTCATTGCAGTTTATGGCGTGGTGGTTTTTTTGCTATCACTAAAAGCATTTAGGTGTTAGTGTTTTTAGTGATAGCGTGATGGCTATCGTGTTCATGTTTTAGTTTTCATTTCAATCGCGCTGGGCGGAGAGCAGTCAATTACCTAGCGCGATGCCATTGCTTGTCGCGTACCGCAATTCGCAACCTTGCAGCCTTTAAAGTGGATAAATCGTACTAGCTACACGATCCACACGGGTTACGGCTACTGGTAACGGTAGTCTACTAATGACATAGGGAAGAATGTAACTGATTGTCATGGGGTAGTAAACAGTGCTTTTAGTGATAGTAATATATTTTTTTCATAAGGATCTTACATGGATTTTGAAAAGAAACTTAAGCGCAAAGATCGACGCGCACAAAAGTTTGTACAAGATGTAACGCCAACACTAAAGAAATCCCAGTTGCGTGCATTAAACAAAGCACAGCAACAATACATCAATGCCATTCGTGCTAATGTCATTACTTTTGCTGTCGGTCCGGCAGGGACGGGTAAGACGTACATAGCCGCGTCATACGCAGCGGAGCTGCTCGAAGAAAAGCTCATTGATAGCGTGATATTGACTCGACCAAACGTCGAAGCGTCAAGCAAAGGTTTTGGTTTTTTACCTGGCGATATTGGTGAAAAGTTTGCACCGTACATGGAGCCGCTTTTAAGCGTTCTGGAGGAGCGTTTGGGAAAATCCTATACTGACCTATTGGTTAAGCGCGGACAGATCAAATTAAAGCCATTAGAGTTCATGCGTGGCAGTACATTTAAGAACAGTCTGTGTATTTTAGATGAAGCGCAAAATACTACGCCATCGCAGATGAAATTATTTTTAAGTCGGATTGGTGAAGACTGTAAAGTGATTATTGATGGCGACACAGCGCAGACAGACATTCGTGGCTTGTCTGGACTTGCTGATGCAGTAGATCGGCTTTATGATGTGGATAAGATCGGCATAGTTGAATTTGGAATTGATGACATTGTGCGATCCGCAATGTGTAAAGAAATTATTCTCCGTTACCGGTAAAAATATATAGGATAAATAATGATATTACATAATGGCGATTGCATAGAGTTCATGAAAACATTGCCTGATAATTCAGTAGATTGTGTGATTACTGACCCTCCTTACGGTATTGATTATAAATCTAACCGTAGAACTGTGACCGATAAATTCTATAAGATTATAAATGATGTTAATTTGAATTGGTTAGATGATTTTGTTTCTGAAATATACAGAGTTATGGATGATAATACAGCTACCTATATTTTTTGTTCATGGCATAATGTAGACGTATTTAAAGTAACTATTGAGCGTAAATTTAAAGTTAAAAATATACTTGTGTGGGTTAAAAATAATCACGGTTCAGGTGATTTAAAAGCGGGTTTCGCACCTAAACACGAATTTGTTATTTATGCACACAAAGGGCGTTCTTTATTTAGAAACGGCAGAGCTTCTGATGTTCTTGAATTTAAAAAAATAACAAGTTCTAAGCTAACGCATCCTACTGAAAAACCAGTCGATTTAATGGAACTTCTTGTTTCTAAAAATACTGATGTAGGACAAGTAATCTTAGACCCGTTTATGGGCAGTGGTTCAACAGGTGTTGCTTGCGTTAATACTAAACGTAACTTTATTGGCTGTGAGCTAGATAAAAGTTACTTTGATATTGCACAAAAAAGAATCGAAAGTATTTTATAAATCAATCGGCAGAAAAGGAGCTGGTTATGGCAAGACCAACGAAGGGAGATTGGGATAAGGCAAAGGCGTTATATGAAGCCGATAAGTCTTTACGGCAGATCTCCGATGAAACAAGAATTGATAACTCTAATATAGCTAAAAGAGCAAAAAAAGAAGAATGGCAAAGGGGGGTTTTACCTAAGCTGATTGAAGATACTGCACGAGTTCGCGAAGAATTTACCGCACTTTTACCGCACCAACAGCGTGTTGTCGAGGATGCGGTAATTGAAAGACTAAAACATGTGGAGTTTTTTAAACGTTCCACGATGAAGAATCTTTCAACAATGATGCGCAAGATTGATGAAACGATCACCATTCAAGAGCATACGCAAGCACAGAATGCACTGCAAAAAGGAAAGGAAACGATCCTGGGCAAAGACATTGATACCGCCATTCAAATCAATAACACGCAACAAACCGCTGGTGACTTCAAAGGCTTGAGCGATGATGAGCTGGATACCATGCACTCATTGCTTGAAAAGGCGAGTGCGTGACACTGCTCGAAAAGGTCAAGGCTGAGAAGGCGCGACGCGCTGCGTCGGCATCACTCTATGAATTTGTTAAGCAGTCATGGCATGTGGTGGAACCTGGCATTCCGTTTATGCAGTCATGGCACATCGAGGAAATCTGCGAGCATCTCGAAGCAGTCAGTGCTGGCGAGATACATCGACTGCTAATCAACATTCCTCCGCGTCATTCCAAGTCAACGATTGTGTCAGTCATGTGGCCGGCATGGGAGTGGATCACAGATCCCGCTCAGAAATATCTTTGTGCGTCTTATTCTTCAACATTATCCACTCGCGATAACTTGAAAACACGACGACTTTTGCAGTCAAGCTGGTATCAAGAACGCTGGGGTCACATGTTTAAATTTACGGGGGATCAGAACGCCAAGCAACGTTTCGAGAATGACAAAACGGGTTATCGTATCGCAACGTCTGTTGGAGGCAGTGTTACAGGCGACGGAGGTTCGCGGCTTGTTTGCGACGATCCTCACGGAGCGCAAGCAGCTCAGTCGGAAGCAATGCGTGAATCAGATCTCGAATGGTTTGACATGGTGTGGTCAACACGGCTAAACAATCCCAAGACCGACGCAATGATTGTCGTCATGCAACGTCTGCACGAGCGTGACATCAGCGGTCATATCTTAAACGACATCAAAGGCTGGGAGCATATCTGTATTCCTGCTGAGTACGATGGCAAGCGACGCAAGACCATCCTTGGCGAATATGATCCACGCACAAAGAAAGGGGACTTGATTTGTCCTGATCGGTTTGGCGTAAAAGAAATCACCATGCTTAAGCAATTGCTCGGCACTTATGGTACAGCGGGACAACTTCAACAGGATCCTGCGCCAGTGTCTGGTGGTATCTTAAAAACAAAACACTTTGGCTTATGGTCAGCCGATGATGGCTTGCCTCCGTTTGAATATATACTTCAATCTTATGACTGCGCGTTTACCGAGAAGACCACAGGTGATCCAACGGCTTGCACAGTTTGGGCGATATTCACACATGAAGGGTTGCATAACGCAATGCTCATTGATGCATGGGATGAACATCTCAGCTACCCAGATTTGCGTGCCAAGGCAATCAAGGATTGGACAACAGAGTATGGTGGGATGTCAAAAGAGTCACCGCATTCACGCGCACGCAGACCGGATCGTATCCTGGTTGAAGCGAAGGCAAGTGGTCAATCACTTTTGCAGGATCTGAGATTGGCGAAAGTTCCAGCGGTAGGTTATAATCCTGGCAAAGCAGACAAGATTTCACGCGCACACCAAGCTGCACCGACATTAGAGTTGGGTTTGTTGTGGATCCCAGAGTCTAAAAAGAATCGTGGTCAACCCGTTAGTTGGGCGGCTGCATTTTTAAAACAACTGGCAAAATTTCCAGTGGCAGAACACGACGACTATGTCGATACGTTCACGCAGGCGGTCATCTATCTAAAAGACGATGGATGGTTTGAGTTACCGGTAGCAAAGGACATCGACGAGCGACGTGAGCCAAAACGTGAGCGAGTGAATCCTTATGCCGTATAACAGAGCAATACCACAACAGCCTAGCCTTGCAAAACTTGCAGAGCTTCTTCAAAACGCCAAATCATCTGGCAATCAATATTCTGTTCCAGACTGGGTTCCGCTACTTGGTGGATCTGGTGCTGGTGACATGTTACTTGGAAACGCACCCGAAGAAATAGAAAACTGGTCATACGGTGATGCGCCTATGCGTGTACCGGAGATGAGTAACGTACCGCAATTCAAAAAAGGACGCGCACAATCGTTAGCTGACACAGCCATGTTGCTTGCTGGTCCTGCTGAAAGCACCGCACGCAATGCAATGGCTGGCAATGTCGGTATGATCATCAAACCAAAGGGTGGCAATTTTGTTAAAGGTGCAAGTTATTACATAACACCAGAAGACGCAGCCATGCGTTATTCACAATATGTTGATCCAGAGCTTGCTGGTTATGCGCGTGCCGGTATGCATTTAATGCCACACGAATATGCTGAAACCGTTCCTAAAATGGCAGTCAACGATTGGCTACAACAAAAGCTGGCTAAATATATTAAAAACGAAATGGGTACACCAGAAGATCCGGTTCGACGTATTGCCGAGGAATGGCCTGTCAAACGTGACGTGCTTATCAGTCAACAAAAGTCAAAAATACCAAACCTGCAAGAGCTTGCCGCTAAATATGAAGAAATGGGATTGCCACCAGAGGTGATTGCTAATCGGATAGCTAATGCACAGCGTGAAACTGCTGGAATTCAAGATAAAATATCAGAGCTTGAGAACTATAATCCTTTGCATTACTCGCCCGACAAAGAAATATCACCATACAATGATGTTGAAGAATTAAGAAAAAAAGCAGGCTACCCAGTAGAAGGGATTGCTAAATCAGATTTAGCTAAACTTTGGGAGCATTACGCTGACAATGCGTTTACTGTTGACAAAGCAAAAGAATTGCTTGATACAAGTCCTAGATATTTACAAGCAAATCCTTGGCTTGAATCAGTGCCAGAAAACCAAAATGTTTACGCTATAAAAAGCACTGATACTAATGACACAGGTTTTTACGATTTAGCAAGTAAACTTCGCAATGCAACACATCCAGACACAGATCTACCAGACTTTCTGCGCATAGATCCAGCCAAACTCAGTCGTGTTTCCATGCCGCAGGCTGTTGAGCATGTTGCTAAGATCAATGCATGGCGTGAAGCTGAGAAGCTTAAAGAAGGTCGCAACGCTGCAACCATAATGCACAAAGAATATCCCGATCAAGGATTAGCTTGGATGCAAATGAAAATGCCAGAGCCTACATTGCAAGAAGGGCATTATCTTGGTGAAGACAGACGTGGTAATCCAGCGGTGCTTGATGCTAGTGGTGGCGAGTGGTCAAGTGCATCAACACCAGAAGAAGCATTGGCAGATTACCGTATTGCAGACAGACGTGATGCACTACAAGCCGCACTGAAGTTTGAAGGCGACACGATGGGGCATTGTGTTGGTCAGTATTGTGATGAGGTAGGAAGGGGTGATACCAATATTTACTCATTGCGTGATAGACGTGGTGAACCGCATGTGACGATTGAAACAAAAAAAGATTATGGTGATGATTTAGAACGTATTGCCCAAATCAAAGGCAAACAAAACGCAGCACCTAATGAAAAGTATTTGCCTGCTATTCAAGATTTCGTGCGTTCACAAGATTGGTCTATGGTTCATGACTTGCCTAATTCTGGATTGCTTAGACTGCAAAAATATAAGTCAGATTTAAATGATGATTTATACAATCAAGCATTAGAAAAACATGGTTCGTATGTTACGCAAGAAGAATTAAACGCATTGAAAAATGAATTTTATGAAAGAAATAAAGACATACCTATTAAAGGCTTCGCCAACAGTACTGGTCGTCAAGTTCAACTTGAATATGATATGCCGTTTGCTAAAGGCGGTGAAGTTAAAGACCTACACGACAAGTACGAAGAAAGTGACTATGGCTATGGTGATAGACCAGACAAAACAAAGAAAGGTCTTGGCTATTTCGGAGAGCTTGAGCGTCCAGACGGTACAGGCGTGATGACTGAATATTCAATTGGTGTGCCTATCAATGGTGAAGAAATGGATGTGCCAACGCTAATTCCTACACTAACACCTGACGAGATCCGTCATATTTTGCACATGCAAGAAGGTGATGACATGCCACGCAGTATTGTGCATAAAGCCATTGACCATGCACATCAACGCTTATCAGAAGGCAAACCCATCTTTGCAACAGAAGAAGACTTATACGCACACGGTGGTATTGTTGACGTGCTTCACA